CCCTCTAAATAATAGTTTTTGCTACCCGAAGGTTCTGTTAATAATACGTCATAAAACAAAATACTTGGAGTAAAAGTTGCTGTTTGCGTATCTGTAAGAGAAATATCAACAATTCCATTGGTTCTATCTGTGTAAGCTACTGTCCAATCTGCAAACTTTGTACTTCTATCTTCATTATAAACTTGTGCAGCTACAGTATATCCATTTAAATTTATTGCCGATCCAGTGGAATCTTTAAAGGTAAGTCTAATAGGAAAATCTGCCCTTCTATCAACAGTAAAATTCTTTTTTCCAGGAATAATTGCCATAGTTAAACCTTGATTATGTACATCATAGCTATATTACGAGGTCTAGTTTCATTACTGTTGCTAGTAGATCCCTGATTTCCTGTATTACCTGTAACTGTGTGATCGTGAGAAGCATCAATAGCCAAGTTAGAAGCCTGACCAGAACCACCACTAGGAGCACCAACCGCAGATTGGTTTCCTGTCTTTGAAAAAACACCAGTTGCAGTACCAGGGTTTTGAGCCATTGTTGCAGATGCCACACTTAAAGTACCAGTAAGAGTTTTATTACTTGTTGTTAAATCAACAGAGTGTTGGTGCTGTCCAAAGGCTGATGCCTGTGCTGTACCTATGGATCTGCCACTATCAGTTCCCTTACCATTATCAAAACCTCTAATAAATTCTCCTCGAAGATCGGGTACTTCAAAAGTTGTTGATCCATTTCCTGCTCCATAAGTAACACCAATTACCGCAAACAGGGCAGCATATGTTGTTCTGTTTACTGTTTGTCCATTACATTCAAGATAACCTGATGGAATAGTATTTATAGCCATGCAGAATACAGCACCAGATGGTACACCTGTAACAACTGAAAAACTTAGAACACCACTACCATCTGTCTGTAAAAATTCTCCAGCATTACCATCGGTAGCTGGCAAAGTAAGACTTACATTCCCTGCTAATGAGCTTGGAGATTTTAAAGAAACAAATGGAGCACCACTGCTATCTTGAAATCTAAGAGGTAGTCCATCTGTAATATCTAAACCAGAATCACTAACTGAAAACCTTTGAGTACCAGCAGTAGAAAATCCTAAAGAGTTAGCACCTGATCTAAACATTCCTGTGTCTGTGTCATTATCAAACGCATACGCTGGACTACCTGCACCAGAGGCATCATCTCCTAAAAGCTGACCTGTCATTGTGCCACCAGCCTTAGGCAATAAACCTAAATTATCTTCATCTAAATTTCCTACTTCATGGAAAGTCGCACTAGCAGCAGCACTATTACCACTTGTAGCTCTTATTAATAATTTTTTTGGTGTAGTAGAACTATCAGCTACAAATTCTGCTGGTTGTATCTCTCCAGCACTAGCCTTTGCTCCAAAGTTATTAGATGCAACTGCTGCAAGAGTATTTTGAATATCTAGTCTTACTACCTGACCAGATGCATTGTCTATATTTTTATTACCGACTTGTGCCATTTAAAAAATAATTTCCCCCATTCTACCCTCCTTTGCCGTAACCGACAGCTTGAAATGTAAATTGTTTGTTTATGAAACTTGATCCATTCTTAACTTTAATATTAAATCCTGTTCCTGATACATTGGAAAGTTCAAAATAATCTCCACTCGCAGCACCTTGTATTGTTATACCAACAGAAGGTAAGAAAGCATTTACTCCTCCCAAGCTAGATGTTCCTGTAAAAAACGGACTTGCAAAAGTTACATCTAAACCAGAACTAGACGTTCCAGATGATAAGGGTGCAGTTGATGTACTTCCTCCACTCACATAGCTTCTTTCAGTTCTTGATTCAAAAGCAGCAAAGATACCAAGCTGTTGAATAGAAATATTATGAGCAATACTTTCTGATTTTAAAGTTAGTCTAAATTGAAAACCTCTACCCTTAAATGTTCCGTTTGCAAAGGTATTGAATTGTGTATATGTAGGAGAACCCGATGAAGGATTATCTTCTGTAGTTCTTACAGCTATTGATGCCGATACATCATTAATTGCAGGGCCATCAAAATTACCATTCTGTGCATAATCATCCCAAAACGTGCCAGTAGGTATCAAACCATCTATTGTATTAGCTGCACCAACAGTGAATCCTACACTTTGAACTAATCGTTGAAGATTTAAAGAAAATACAGCCCCAAGATCCAAAGTAGATGCAAATTCATAAGTACCCTCAAGATTCGTAGAAGGATCAGTAAGTTCTAAAGCTCCACCAGATACAGTAACTTTGTTACTTGGTTTATTACCACCAAATGCTGGAGAATCTGTATCTTCTCTATCTGATAATATTCTTTGACTATCAATTAAATCAGGTAAATCTAATATTACAGAAGTTTCTCCAGTACTAAAGTTTCCCTGGTCATCACGGAATTTAAGAATGTACTCTCCGTCAAGACTAGGAACTACCGCTTCTGTAGTATTTCCTGCAAGAGCTTCAATCAGATCAATAGAATTTTGAAACGTACCACTGCCATCTGTTTTATTACTGTGACGCACATAAACTTTTCCTCCATGTATAACATCGGGATCTGTAGATTCTGTCCATCTAAGTCTTATTAATTTATTTGTGACAGGTTCCATAGTTAAGTTCTGCACATCTGCTGGAGGATCAGTTTTACCAACAGCATTAAAAGTCACATCAGTAGAACTTGCTGATAAGTTTAAAGCTGCATTGATTGAATAAACTTTTATTTCATATGGTCCAGCAACAGTATCTAATATTTCAAAATCAGTTCTAAAAACAGTTTGAGATACCCAGTTTGTATTATTAAATCTGTATTGAACTAAATATTGACTTACACCTGTGACATTTATCCAAGAAATAATTAATTTTGTTCTTGCTACAGCGTTTATAACTACTGTTCTTTCATCAACAGTTACGTTTGCAGGAGGATCTCTTAAGACATTTAATAAAGATACACCCCTTGCTGGTAAAGAAATACCCTGTTCAATATTTGCATATTTTCCCTCAAGATAAGTTAATCCACTTATAAGATAATTTACTCCATCTTGTTCTTCTACACTTATGACTCTATACAAATTAGGTTTTTCTTTAGGTGAAAGACGATCACTCTGTATTAACCAAATAGCATTTGGATTAGGAGTCTGACTTAACGCAGAATCTAATGTAATTACTCCGTTATTATTAGGATTACCTATAATATTCTTTGTTTCTATAGTGCCGTCAGGTAATAACACATGACATTTCTTATTTGTACCTCCAAAAGTACTTAGATCCGCAATATTGTCTACTGTTATTTGAGTTGTTGTAGCAGTTTTAATTCTTCCTGATCTTCTTGTTCCATGACGCATTGGATCATTAACTGCAATAACAGCACCAGGTCTAACGATTGCTCCAGCATCAATAGAAGTTGTAAATTTTACTACCTCAGACTCCTGTTGTTCACTAAAAAGTATGGCTTTTCCAAGTCTTTGTGCCTGACCACGAGATGTTATACCGAAACCTCGCACATCCTTTTTAACAATTCCTAGTTTTGCCTGTGCAGCAGTATCTTCTACAATTTCATAATCTATCTCTCTACTATCCATATTAAAATATGCAACGCTTATAACAGTGTGTCTCTGTTTTAAACTACTTCCAGAATATGAAAAACCACCCTCTCCTACGTTTGCCAAACTAAATAAATAGCTTGAGTCAGTAGGTCTATCTTGTGCCAAACTTATCTTTCCAGCCGACCAAATAGGATATGATCTCATCACCCCAGCTATTTCATTTATTAAGGTAAATGCTTCTTTTGATCCTTGTATATTTGCATTAAAACTAAATCTTGCTTCTTGACCTCCAAAACCATCACTAACCAATTCATTTGCATACTTACTAGCCTCAATAAAAGAATATAAATCAATATCATTATCAGAAATATGTGTGCCAAATCCATATCTTTCAGTAGTTAGTAGATCAAGCAATGCCATCGCAGGACATGAGTTCCACTGGGCTGCTGCAAGCGTTCCATTAAACACATAATTTGCTGGATATATTATGCGACCAGTTGCTAAATCTACTGTTGGAGTAAGTCCACCATTTGGTGCAGGGATGCGTGTTTTTATACCCCGTATGCGAAAAGCTCTTTGTGGAACACTACTAAATTGTTCTGAATCAAACCTAAGATTCATGTAAGCACTATTTGGATAATCTTGTTTATCATCAATTATTTCTGTAATCGTAGTCCAATTAAAAGCATCAACTAAATCTCCACCAGGAGTAGCGTCTGCTGTTACTCTCACAACTCTTACATCAACAGGAAAAGCACCTGTAAAATCTACTCTGTAATCTTTTGAGTATGCATCAGCAGTTCTTCCCTTTACTGTGTCAGATATTACATCTGAAAAACCACCACCATTGTATTGAACTTGAATTTTAAGAGAAACAGAACTACCTAATATATCTCCTTTATCATTTGTTTTTTGTATAGCAGGAAAAGTAATGGTAACTCTTACTGCATCAACTTGGGTATTAGTTACTTGTTCTGTTACACCACCTCCAGAAGCAGTAACTGTAACTCCAACAGATGATGAAGATTGAGAACCAACAATACCTGGTACATGATTTTGACTTGCTGTTCCAAATCTAGGTGTTAACTCAACATCTTGGAAATTAAAATCAGATGTACTTGGACTTGTATTACTGGCAGTGGATGTAAGTACAGGAGTATTATCTAAAATAATATCTTTTAAAGATGCAGTATTATATGTTTCTGTACCTCTAGTTAATGCTGCTTTTGATGGTGTTGCAAAACCCTCTATTTCTCCTTCAGATACTAAATCTTGAACTGTAGCAAATTGTTTACTATTTAAAGTATCAGGTTCTCTTGTAGGCTTTCTATTCCTATCTCTACCACCACCAGAGCCAATAATATATTTAGTCATGCGTGTACCTGTTCAGTATCTATTCCAGCAGAAATAACAACAGATCCAGTTACTATTTCTCCATATACAATCGGAACGCTAGTACCAGCCCGTGCAGTATTTTGTATTCCGCTAAAACTAAAAGATATTCTAGGATCTTTGTCATCTTCAAAATCTTCTGGTTTAGGTAAGGGAAACAATATTTCACTTACACCCATAAGAGTAAGACCCACACCAACATTCATTGCCATATTTGCAAAAAATCCTGCACTTCCTGCTTTAAAAGCTTGGAATCCTGCTGCAAATCCTCCTCCTGGTATTAACAATGCCGTACCAATTAATGCAATTCCTAATAAAGTTTTACCTGTACCCCCACCAGCACCAGTAATAACAGGAACAATACTTATATCTGATTTTCCTATAGGATCATGTACTTCAGTTTTATCAATATCATAATTACCCACAAGCACCTGATAATGTTTATTAGCCATATATCCCTCTATTTTTGGGAAATTACAGATAAGAAACTTCATAGCATCAGCAACCGAATCAATTACAGCTTCTAATTCTTTATGACCGACAAAATCGGCTAAATCTCCATAAAGTTTAACTTTTGTAAGCATAACGTAACCTTTTACCTGTACATTTTAACAACCATTCAGAGTAAGGCTCTCTACAAGATAGTCTATCTGCTAAATGATGTAAAACCATACCATCTAAAAAAATAGCTACATGATTTAACCCAGGTGATCCAATCGACATCAACAAAGCATCTCCATTTTGCAAAGGCTCATCATGTCTTAATTCTCTAAAACCTGTTCTCCATGCACATTGTTCAAATAAAGGATTTAATAAAAACTCTTCTGGTGTTATAGGTCTAGTCCAATCTTTTAATTCTATATTTTTCTCTTGTTTATACCAATCAACAACTAAACTCCAACAATCAGTAACACCCCAAACCCATGGTCTACCTAACAAATCTGGAACGTAACCCTCTGGAATACACTCTGCCCATTCTTCTGTTTTAGGATTAACAATATACCAAGGTAAATTACTATTTTCACAGCTAATTCTATCTGCCTGACTAGGAGTAGGAGGTGTTATAGGGTGACTATGAACAACACCTATGATTTCACCTGTATTATCTGCTTTTACATAATCTTCTGGGTCAATAATAAAACATTGATAATCTGTCATTGAAAGGTTACGACAGGGATAATATTTTTCTTTACCTTTTACATTTAAAAGTAATCCACAAGATTCTTTAGGATCTTCTTGTTGAGCATGAAGTAATGCTTTATCTTTCCAAGTCATTAATTAAACGTACCAATAGAAGGAAATATAGAACGAGTACATTGTCTTTTAGGAGCACGAACTCCAGCTAAATCCCAAACTTGAGCAAGTTCAAATACTACTGCATCTCGATTTTCTTCAGATTTTCTATCTATTATATATTTTTCTTGTTTAAATTCTGCTGAAGGATCAGGAGTTCCAAATGGATTAGTATTCCCAGGAAAATTTACTGCGTCTATAAATTTTGCAAAAGTTCTTATTCTAGTAACAATAGCTCCTGTTAAATCATTTCCTGCTGTTGTTTGGTTTACATTCTCTAAAATTGCAGAGATTGTTCCCAAAGCATTACTAACTGTAAATTTTGGTCTAGGTAATTGACCTTTTTGAAAAGCAAAACCTTCGGCTTTTACAGGAAAACGCATATAAGAATTACCAGCCCAAACTATTTCATTATTTGCATTAAGATTAGACCCTGCATGAAATCTATGAATTGTTGTAGCACCATGCAATCCATTATCTAATTGAAGTGTAAACAACTCAATAATTGCAGAAGGACTAATTTTTTGTACTTCACTAAAAACTTTATCTGTGCTCATGGTTCAAATACTTCTCTAAAAGTTGTTTGAATTGTTGCTCTATTTAAATAAGGAATTGATTTAGTCCAACTTTCACAAACAAACTTAGAAGAACTTGCTTCTCCTGGTGGAGTAAAATCAAAACTTGTGCCATCTTCAGCACGGGCATCAAGGAATGTTTCTATAGTGTCTGCATCCGTTTCTGAAACTTCAAAAGTAAAATTGTAAGTTTTAGGGTTTTGATGTGCAGCTAATCCAAATATAATTCTATGTTCATAACCATCTTGAAATCTTACTGTTCTAACATTTGGTGCAGACCTTTTTTGCTGTCCATATCTAGGTGTAATAGAAGGAAAAGTAGCCATTATGCAAGTAAACCTCCAGGTCTTTGTTGATTTAATATTTCAGATTGTACTGCTGCTGAAATAACTCTGCCAAGTTCTTCTCCTCTTGTTTCATCTCCTTCAACAGAAGAACCTTTAGCATCTACATTAACAACAACATTAGTTGAACCACCAAGAGCATGATTTGGTGTAATCATTCCTGATACACCTGGGCTAAACATCTCAGGCCCACGTTCTCCAACAAGATACGATTTGCCTCCTGCAACTGGTCCACCTTCTGCTTTAGCTCCTCTAAATTGAGGATTAGAAGGCATAAAGCTACCTTGAACATCTTTTAAAGGTGCTGGTGAAAACAAATTACTAAACAAACCTAATATTCCTTGCTGAAGTTGATTAGCCATCATTCTTGCAGCAGTGTCTATAAAATAATCTGCAATCTTATTCAACATATTTCTAAACGCATCGGTTACAGTCATTGTTCCTTTAATAATTCCTTTAAATGATTCTTCAAATGAAGTTGATATTGTATCTGACAATGTAATCGCCATTCTTATCGGATTTTGTAAGGCTTTCATTTCATCTTGCAAATCTTTTACTTTGTCACTAATAGCAGAGAAAGCTAAAACTCCTGATTGTCCAAACTGACCATTAGCCTCATTAACAAGATTAAGCATTATTCTTACTTCTTCTAATGCCTTTTTAAAATTCTCCATTCTTTGATTTCTTCCTTCTTCAAATTCTTTTTGTAACTTGTTAGCTCTGTTCTCTCCAAATCTTTCAGCACCTTTACCACCTGCTAAACTTCTTTCAAACTCGCCTCCAAAAGCATCTCTAAGTTTATCAACAAATCCTATTTGTTTTGCTTTAGCTACAGCAATATCATTTTCTGCTTTTGCTCTAGCTTCTGCTAATGCTAATTCAATAGTCGCACTATCAGT